AGACCTAGTTCTACAGGAAAATCGTTGATGAATGATATAACATTCTCTCGTATCGGGTTCGGATTTTTTAGATAACAAAATCTAATTTTCTCACCGTTGTTGATTACATTATATTTACCCAACAAATTTCTCTCTTTTAAATAATGATTGAATAATAGTGATCCTCTGACATGAATCGGTGTCCCTTTCTGGTAGATGGTCAAGTGACTCCTATACTTTGCAACATTGTTACAAGTTCTGGGGAATGCTATGTCAGCAGGGTTCATCTTACGAAACTCTGTCCTCATTTTCTTGATATATTCTTGCACATTGTCTTCGGATTCATTCATGATAATGCCGATAGCATCTTTGATCATCTTTCTACATGGTGCAGGGGTCGATGATTTGACTGCTTCAATGCCCATCATCTTCAACTTTGGTTCTGCAAATCTAACACCCTCTATATCCCATGCATTCAACATATATCTTTTCTTTGCTGTCCATATACCACGTTCAGCGATGGTTTCTCGCTTCATAAACATTTTTTGTTCGTAAGCGTTTACGTACGAGGCCAACGCTTCGTAAGAATCCGAAATATACTTCTCAAGTTCGACTTGACAAACCTTATCAATGAACGAAACAATCCCCTCAGTAGTCTTTTCTCTACCTTCGTATACCCTATTGACCAGATCACCCATATGCAGGTAGATAGAGTCAGTATCACTAGCAATAACATAGTCCTTCTCCTTTGTTTTTAAAACTTTGTTCATGTATTGATTGATTTTACGCTCGATCCACCGAATGCTGAACTGACCACCGAGAGTAATTGCTTCAGCGTTCGCAAGCATATAATAACGAAAATAATTATTGCCGATAGCACCATAGGCACTATTAAGTTGAATCTTTTTCGCCATTTGGATGTTGTTACACCTTGCGATTTCCTTTTCGAGACGCTTTGTAGGGGTCTTTTCATACTCCTTCTTTGCCTCAAGCATTTTCTTTTTGAAGATGACTCGTTCATTGTAAATTTTCTCCATCAATTTGGGTAGGAAACCACGTTTCTTTGTAGTAAACATAGCACCATTAGGACATACAGTAACATCCTTGAGACCTGATAGGTCTACCTCCTCATTCAATAGTTTATCGACAGAAACTGAGGGGAACCGTTCATCAAGAACAGTCTCAGGAGATATATTATACTGCATTATAAGATGAGGATACAGTGAGTTGAGGTCAAACGACACTACCCAATCATACATGCCAGGTATAGGTTCTTTGACGTAAGCACCTGCATACTTTTCAACCTTATCATGCTCCTTTTTTGGTGGTATAACTATACCTTTCTTCTTCAAGTCATTGTATATTATCATGTCCCACATACGAACCTGATAGAACACATCAGTGAAGTTCACCTTTGCGTCAAACGCCATAGTGATAGCAAGTTCTATGAGTTTCATCTTCTCTTCCAAACCGTCAACGATTCTAACGTCTTGGATGTTGTAATCTACAAATTTATTCCATGCTTTTGTATAAAATTCTTTGAATGTATCATGTTCAGAGTGGTCTAGTTTTTTCTGCCCTAGTTCTACCTCACCAATGTAGTCGAGTCTGTATGATTCTTGTGCCTTGTAGGTGAATTTTTTGTACAAATCCATGTAGTCAAGAACAGTTACACCTCCGATGTCATACATCAGGTGTGGACGACCTGCCATGTATATTTCTTCATGTGTAACGAGTCCCCATGGTGACAGTTTCTTGCATGCTTTGTCACCCAACACTCTTGTAATTCTTTTAGCAAGGTATGGTATATCATACAGTTGACAGTTCCACCCTGTAACTACCTCTGGTGGTGTAGCAGACCAGTAATTTATGAAGTGTGTGAGCATGTCATACTCATCATTACACTGCACATACTTGACCATCTTGTCCTGTGTTCTGTAAGAACCTACACCAAACGTCAAAATACGTTTAGTATTGTAATCTTGTAGTGAGATGAGTAGCATTTCCTCATCACATTTCTCTACAGTAGGAAATCCGTTCTCTGATTTGACCTCGATATCAATCGTCACAAGATTCATTTTCTTGAGGTCAAATTTTATCTCATTCTCTGGATATTTGTCAGAGATGTACTGATATATGTACCTGTTATTGCCATATATCTCAAAGTTATCTACATTTTCATGACTTCTAATAAACTCTCTAGTTTCTCGCACTGTACCTGGTTGTATACTCTGCACATATTTGCCATCTAGTGTCTTATATTTTGTTTTTTTCTTACATGGGACAAACATCGTGGGTTGGAATGATTCCCTTGATGTAAAACTTTTGCCACCTTCATATCCACGGACGAGAAAATCGTTCCCGACCATTTGAACATTAGTATAATATCTCATGAGGATATGATAGCACGTTCACGTTCTCTAAACAACCTGACAAAATTATCGAACATGTATTGTATGTCATCTTTACTCATGTATGGTGCTGGCATGTCAAGATAGGTGCCTTGATCATCACTTCTCATCTCTACGATAAGATCTTTGTCTACAAAACCTGCCTCAACACACATGTCTCTCATGGGGGTGCCATGATATGGTGTGTATATAAACGCATTTGTATCATCACAATGTAACTCTGCTGCTAACTCTACAGATTTCATACAGTTTTCCATAGTTTCGTATGGATAACCTATAATAAAATTACATGTAGTGGAAAGACCTGCATCCCTTGCTATTCTGAATGCTTCTATTGCCCTATCATTCTCATATATTCTACCAATAACATCTTTACGAAACTGATAATCTCCATGCTCCACACCCATGTTCAATTTTAAACATCCTAATTCCTTCAAAGTTTGTGCTTGATAAGGTGTCAGTAACTCTGGTCTTGTTTGTGTAAAGAATGGTAATTTATATTTGGAATACATCTCTGCCCACTCATCAAAACCTTTCTTTGACATGGTGAGAAAAGTATCTGTTACAATCCATAGGACTTCTATGTCGTGCTTCTCAATAAGATCTATAATCTCTTCTTCTTGATGTTGTACTGTTCTCTTTCTGAAAAACAGACTGTCTGTCTCACCCTTGTAGAGTGCTGCATTAGATGGTGAATTGCAGAACTTACACTTGAACGGGCAACCACGTTGTGTCTCAACGGTGGCAATTTTTATTATCTTACCTTGGAATGGTCTATACAATGATCTCTCATCAAATATAGTGTGGTCAGTTGGTGGCAATGTATTGACATTCATTGCAGGTCTCATTGGATTAGGATGTACGTTCATCAAGTGATGACCATCTTTACCCTGCTCAATAAGATCCATCAACTCTGGAACCACCTCATCACCCTCACCTCTCAAGATATAATCACACTTACCCTCAAATGCTTGAGGAAAATATGTGCAAAAAACACCACCACATACACTGATAAATTTTCTATCACTTACTTGATCCATGAATTTTTTCCACAGATAATATGTGTCCTCAACAACTGATGATATAATAACGTCTGGTTTAAAATCTATAACTTTCTGTCTCCATGCAGTATACATGTCAGTGTCTTCAAGCATGAACATATTTGGATCAAGATCAGATCTCTCCCACTTGTACTCAGGAAACATCTGTCTCTTTTGTCTTTCTATATCTCTATCTGGTCTAGCAAAATTCTCATCCTTATCAACTGGATACCATGTAGCGTCAAACAATTCCATATTATGGTACCCTGCACGTTTCAAACAAGCAGATATAATAGCAACACCACCAGGTGGTGTTACTCTCATGTGCTGATTAGGATATAACCATAATATTCTAAGATTTTTCTGTGACATTCTTAGCGGTCAATGCTTGATACTTATCCAAGTGTTCTTTATCTGGTTCTAGTATAGTTAGAAAACTGTCTGAGTGCACCATCATTGTTCGCTGCATAGAGAATGAAGGCCAAGATTCAAGGTACTCACCCTTCAACTCGAATGGGTCTGTCAATTTACAATCTGGTTCACCCATTTCGGAACCAACTTCCTCTAACCTAGCAATAAGAACTAGATTATTTTTAAATAATATAATTTTAATCATAAAGAAAGGTTCTTTGATTTCAAGTTTACCACAACTGTACGTACTTTGTCAATATATCCCTGATTTCTTAGTTCTTTGAATACCATATTCTCAAAACCATACTCTCCATATTTCTGTAGTGATACTGACCTACTATCTCTAAGTTTCTTGACCAGTTCTCTCAATCCCTCTGCATTTTCATTCTTGATGAATGCATCTATTCTAGTTTTGAAGTTGTTTACTTTTTTTTCTATCTCTTTTTCTTCAACATCACCCTCAATTCTTTCGGGTTCTTGTATCCATGTCTTCTTCATAAGACTATACACACCTTGACTCTTCTTACGTGTGACCTTTGGTCTTTCAATATATGGTTCTGCTTTGACACCATAGATTGTGACGTTGTGAGTCAGTTCCCATAGAGTTTTCTTGTCCATGTAGTACTGGTCAAGTAAATCT